GCCTTTCTACGTTCATTATTTTTGTTAACTTTACAAAATTTATCATAATCTTGATCTGGATCAGCGTGTTCAATACAATTAAACAATTCCATAAAAGAATTCAAGTTAGTTTCAAAAATCGTCCGCATAATCTCATAATTGTGAATCAATGAAGTATACAAATCCGCATATAATTTTGAATAAAAACGGTTATTTGACGCAATTTCAAATATAGAATTACCAATTTTTAACATGTTCTCAGGTGATGTTTCTTCTTTCATTAATTGATTCAATATTTCGGTAATTTTTCCATACGAATCATTATAATTTTTATCAGACATTTTGTTCAACGACGAGCGAAGCAGATCAATTTGTGCATCAATCCCAACTTTTTGTTCTAATTTTGTTGCCTGAAAAGTTCGGATAGATTCCCAGTCTTCATTACCGTCTAAAGAGGAACGATTCCCGCGTTTGTGTTTTTTAAATCCATTACCATCACCACTATTATCATCATATGATCCTGATCCATTATTTTTAGTAGGGTGTTCCTTTTTATAGAATGTAGGAGTTCTTATATAAGTAGGTGATCCAACTTGCAAAGCCAATTCTGAAATCATAGATAATGTTTCATTCGGTAAACTAATTTCAAAACCATTAAATGTAATATCATTTATATCCTTAAGACTATATCTCATTGCTAGCATCTGTTGTGTGTATAGTAATTATATTCGAAATCCATTTATATCAATTTTTTTTTATATAATAAATATTATACATTTAAATACACTTAAATGTATAACTTGTATTAATGTATTATGTCACTCGAAAATACATCCGAAACATTAAACCAAAATCCTACAACGTCGCCTATCGGCTTGCTTCAAGAAGACGAGAAAAATGATTGTTCTAATGAAATCAATAATTGGGATGAGCTTAATATTAGTCCCGAGTTATTGAGGGGCATTTACGCATATGGTCTAGAAAAACCTAGTCCTATTCAACGAAAGTCTCTCATCTCGTTGATAAAAGGACGCGATGTGATCGCGCAAGCACAGTCGGGAACAGGTAAAACAGCGGCGTTTACCATTGGTGCGCTTTCTCGACTCAATATAACTGATAAAACAACCCAAATTCTATGTTTGTCCCCGACACGCGAGCTTAGTACACAAACAGCAAATGTGATGACGTCTATTGGATCTATGATCCCTGGATTGAGTATTCAAGTATTAGTTGGTGGTAATTCAGTAGATCAAGATATTTATAATCTTAAAAATGACACTCCACATATCGTCGTTGGATGTCCCGGACGTGTATATGATTTGATGCGTAGAAATCAGTTAAACACTTCAAATATTTCAATTGTTGTGCTGGATGAAGCGGATGAGTTATTATCTAGCGGTTTCAAAGAACAAATTTACAATATTTTTCAATATTTAAAGACGGATGTTCAAGTCGCGTTATTTAGTGCAACATTGCCTCCATATATTCAGGATATTACTAATAAATTTATGCGAGATCCTATTAAAATTCTGGTAAAAGCCGAATTATTAACTTTAGAAGGAATTTCGCAATATTATGTTGCTGTTGAGGATGACCGACAAAAATATCTTACATTGAAGGATTTATATGGGTTTATGTCGATGTCACAGTGTATTATTTATGCAAACAGTGTGAAACGTGTGTCTGATTTATATGACGCAATGGTTGAAGACGGATTCCCGGTGTGTCGTATTCACAGTAATATGGAAAAGTCTGAAAGGGATATTGCGTTTCAGGAATTTCGAACAGGAAAGCATCGTGTATTAATTTCATCAAATGTGACAGCACGTGGAATTGATATTCAACAGGTAAGCGTCGTGATTAATTTTGATATTCCGAAAGATGTGTCTACATATCTCCATAGAATTGGGCGTAGTGGCAGATGGGGGCGAAAAGGTGTGGGTATTAATTTAATCACTCGCCGGGATATTAGTAAATTAAAAGAAATTGAAGAGTTTTATGTGTGTCAAATAAAAGAACTACCGTCCAATTTTGATAATTTGATGAGATGAACTCCTTCGACTATAACTACGGAGTTCCATCGCTTTTCGCTACGCTTTTCGCTACGCTTTTCGCTACACTTTTCGCTACACTTTTCGCTACGCTTTTCGCTACGCTTTTCGCTACGCTTTTCGCTACGCTTACAACCGACGCCTTTAACTTCGTAAATACGACTCGCTCAAAACTCTATACGCGTAAAAATAATTTGAATTAATTCTGTATTTGATATAATATGTCAACTCCATTGACTACCGCCTACGGAGTTCAGTCGATCACATGCGCCTTCGGCTCGCTCCAAAATCCTTCGACTAACGTCTCCGGATTCCGGTCGTCCCTAAATATAGAAAAAATAAATGATATTTTCAAATTACCCATTTCATATAATGAAGGAAAAACAGAATTAAATAAAAATATAATCGACGATTTAGAACTGATCGAAACTGTAGACCCATCATGCACACCAATGTATAATATTGCGTTTCAACCTAAAACAAAAATGGGGTTAAAAGTACTACAACAAATCACTAATTACTATACAAATGACAAGCATTTTTTAAAGGACACACAAACATTATTAAAGGAATACAAACCATTGTCTATTTCATCAAAAGTTTGTCTACCCGATTTTAATGAAATACTTAACATATGGGACGAAATAAAAAATGATACTGGATTTAAGGAAAAATATCATTATATTGATTGGCCTATGTGGGAGTTTTTAAATAAATCCAGTGTGTTTTTACAAATAATGAGTATATATAATTTGATTTCACCGGTTCTTTCTTTTTTTGTCCCATTCATCATATTAATTATTCCATTTTTTATTATAAAAATAAAAGGTCAAGATATTTCAATAACAGAATATGTAGAAGTTCTTACTATTGTCGCGTCAAATCACGCAATAGGCAAATTATTTACACAATTTAACAATGTCAAATTAGACGAGAAAATATATCTATTATTATCCGCTGGATTTTATGTATTTTCTATTTATCAAAATATATTAACGTGTTATCGGTTTCATAAAAATATGTACAAAATTCATAATTATTTAGAAGTAATTAAAAAATATATCGAATACACTGAATCATCCATGACGAATATGTTGGTGTACACAGATAAATTAAAAACATATCAATTGTTTAACAATAATGTAAGAGAGAAACTAAGTATATTAACAACATTCAAATCAAATTTAGAAAAGATTAATCCATATAAGTTATCGCCTCATAAAATCGGAGAATTGGGGCACGTATTACATTGTTTTTATGAAATATATAGTAATGATCTGTATAATGATGCGTTTTTATATTCATTTGGCTTTAACGGATACATTGATAACATAGAAGGACTCAAAGAAAATATTTCCGAAAAATATATCAATTATTCAAAAATATCCAATAAGAAGAAAGAAAAGAATAAGGAAAAGAAGGAAAAATGTGGATTTAAAAACGCATATTACCCTGCTCTTATCCACGAAAATCCAATCAAAAACAGTTTTAAATTTGATAAAAATATGATTGTTACCGGACCCAATGCTTCAGGAAAAACAACAATACTTAAATCCGCATTGATTAATGTAATTCTTACACAGCAATTTGGATGTGGTTTTTATGACAGCGCTGTATTGGTTCCGTTTAAATATATTCATTGTTATTTGAATATCCCGGATACATCTGGGAGAGACAGTTTATTTCAAGCAGAAAGTCGTAAATGTAAAGAAATTATTAAATTGATAAATAAACATCCAACTGATAGACATTTTTGCGTGTTTGATGAATTATATTCAGGTACAAATTATGAGGAGGCTACAAAATGTGGATATGCGTTTTTACTGTACTTATCCAAATATAAAACAACCAATTTTTTATTAACTACGCATTATTTAAATGTGTGTGAAAAATTAGACAATCATAAAAATATTCAAAATTATAAAATGTGTGTTGGAAAAAATGAAACCGATGACTTAATATATAAATATAAGATAGAGCGAGGAATTACTGATATTAAAGGAGGAATAGAAGTTTTAAAACAAATGAAATATCCCGATGAGATTATGCAAACAATCAAAAATTTAGACTTAGACTAGATTATGGAGGGAACTCTGCAGACGTAGTCGAAGGAGTTGATAACATATAATTATTTATTCGTTCTGTAACAAATATAATTATATATTCTTTTTGTAATATAATGGCTTTATCTGATTTTATGAGTGTTCCCTTTCTTATTTGTTTAGGTATAACTTTAATCCTTATAGGCGTTGTTGGAATTTATTTTACGCATAAAATTCAAGAGCAAAACCACAAAATTAGTTCCATGATGGGATTAGTTTCAACAATGGCCGAAGAAATGAATTATATGAGGAGTAGGCTAATAATGGCTTCTCAAAATAATTTCCAAGAGACAGATATTAATATTACTAATAATATGGCTAATATGACTGGTGGTCAAAATATGGAAACAAATGATAAATTAATTGATGTATCGGATGGTGAAGATGAAGAAGATGAAGAAGATAGTGATAGTGATGAAGATAGTGAATGTGATGATGAAGATAGTGAATGTGATGATGAAGATAGTGAATGTGATAGCCACAAGTCAAAAACGAATATAAATATTTTAGATAATGTCGTAGCGAATATTAATATGGAAGAATTATTAGACGTAAGCAATACTATTAAAATTATTAATTTTGATGAAGCTTTAAACGCACCTACAAGTGAAGATATAAACATAGATAATGATAGTGAATCTTTAGATGATTCTTTAGGTGATAGTGATAGTGATTCTGATACTGATACTGATAATGGAAGTGATGATGGAGAGAAGACACATATTATAGAACTAACCCAATTATCAAATGATTCGCAATTGTTTAATCCGGACTTATTAAAAACGATTGATATTTCATCTATTTTAGATGATTCTATTAAAGAAAAAAAAGATACTAAGATTGATTATAAAAAAATGTCATTGAATAATTTAAGAGATATTATTGTTTCAAAAAAACTAGCAACTGATCCATCTAAACTTAAAAAAAATGATATGCTTAAATTACTCGGTTCAGAATGATAATTTTCTCTAGACATAATATAATATAATATAATATGAGTTGGGCGACTTGTTATTCTGGATCTAATAATATTCATTTTAATTTTCCTCCTATTATGGCGGATGGACGAAATTTTGCTACGTGGCAACCAGAGGCGGTTGTAAATAATCGCATCAGAGAACAAGAAAATATTCAATCTAATTGGCAATATAGACAATATTTAACAAATAACGCAGTTCAAATAATGAGCTATAATAATATGGAATCTTGTTATGATTTAGGTCTTCCTTCTCATTCTATTACTGGGAAATCACCATCATCAAATGTACCACATTTATTTTCATCAACTCACGATACAAATTCTCCCGGATATGGGTATCAATCAAGTAATTTAAAATCGCAATATTTGTCGAGAGAGCAATTACAAGCCAGAATGATTGCTCCTTCTATTACTGTACCAAGTAAATTACAATAAATAACATCTTTTTTTGTAAATAACTACTTAGATCCATAATAACAATACTAATTATTATTATTATGAAAATATTAAGCATTGATGTCGGTATCAAAAATTTAGCATTTTGTCTATTATCGAAGCCGTCTGGACTTGACTCATTCCAAATAGAAAAATGGGATACTGTGAATTTATCGCAACCGACAGAAGAAGTAAAATGTGGAGAAATGGATAAAACCAAAATATGTGGCAAACTTGCAAAATTTATGAAAAATGAAAAATGTTTCTGTTTAAAACATTCTAAAAAACAACCTTTTTTAATTCCATCACCAGATTTAAAACCATCATTTATAAATAAACAGAAATTGAAAAGTTTACATGAAATCGCAGCAAAACATAAAATTCCGTACGATAATAATAATAATAATAATAATAATAATAATATAAAAAAAGCAGAATTGGTAATCTTAATTAATAATTATATTCTTGAAAAATGTTTTGATCCAATTGATAAAACTAATGCTTCCAAAGTCGATTTAGTTACTATTGGTAGAAATATCCAAAAAAAATTAGATGATATTTTTAGCAATGACATGATGACAATTAGCAATGTAATAATTGAAAATCAAATAAGCCCTCTAGCGAATCGTATGAAAACAATACAGGGTATGATTGCTCAATATTTTATTATGAGAAATGAACATATTCAAATTGATTTTATATCTGCTGCGAATAAATTAAAAGATTGTGATGCTGAACTTAAGTCAAAATATAGTGATCGGAAAAAATTAAGTATTCAAGTTTGTTTAGACAATATAATAGACCAGGAATGGATTTCGTTTTTTAAATCTCATTCGAAAAAGGATGATTTAGCTGATTCATTTTTACAAGGATTATGGTTTATCAATAATAAAATAGCAAAATAACAAATCAAGAACAAATAATATATTTATTATTCGTTTTACTTAGAATTATAGTTTCTTATTACATCATAATAACAATGGATCACGGAATAATCGATATTTCACCTATTCATTTAAATGAAAATTTTGACAATT